CAAAGTTTTCATTAACATGGGCGGCATTGGTATTAAGGTGCCCCTTGAAGATGAGGAATATCGCCAAAGCTTCGAGGAGGCGGTTCGTACATATAGAGCACTTTCTGAGAACTCTGTCAATCAGGGTTATATCTTCATGAAACTGGAACCCGGAAAACAAGTTTATAAGCTTCCAGAAAATGTGGATACTGTCAAGGGTGTCCGTAGAAGTCGGGCCGGTCTTATCGTGGGTCAGCAATTTGAGCCATTTAGTGCCGCTTTTATTCAACAAACCTTTGGTGCTGCATTCAATACGGCTGGTATGACGCCATTGGTGAATTATGAAGTCTTGATGCAGTATCAAGAACTTTTAGGTAGAATGTTCGGTGAATTTATCCCTTGTGAATTTAACGAAGGAACTAGTGAACTGACTTTATACCGAATACCTAAAGGCGATGAAGAAGATGTTGCTATAGATGTTTCCGCCTATAAAGATGAGAAAACTCTTTTGGCTGACAGCCACGCATATAGATGGCTAGCAAAATACACAGAGGCATGTTGCCGAAGTATACTCGGAGAGAAATACGGGAAATATGCGGTTATTCCCGGCGCTCAGGCTGGTACCACTCTTAGAGGTGGAGATTTAATTCAAGAAGGTCATGATATGAAAGAAAAATTAGAAGATGATCTGATGAATTATATTGATGGTGGTGACCCACTATTCCCATTCATAGGATAATTAATGCCAAAGTTTGAAACTACCCACCCAGTAACAATGTATCATGAAGGTCCTGATGGAGATAAGGACGCTGCTTTGATTTCCGATCTTGTCAAGGAACAGATCGATATTGGTGGTGTTGCGGTTTATGTCTGGCTCATGGAGGGCACTTTCGATCAAAAAGACCAAAAAGGAGAAGTTGCCACACAAATTGATGAAGGGGCAGATGGTCTGGGTATCCAAGATAAGGTTTTTCTAGAAAATCGGGATAGAAAATACGCAGATGATGCCGTTAGATTAAAAGGCACTTATACTGTCAGTCAGAATGAACTCGATTTTGCTAGGTTTGGTGTTCAATTATCAAACGATGTTCTTCAAATGGAATTTCATAAAGAAGAAATGGAACGGTTGTGTGGCCGAAGAATGAAGGTCGGTGATGTTGTTGAAATGCCGCATCTTAGAGATGTTGGTTTTGATGGCAGACCCATGAACAAATATTACAAAGTTGATTCCTTGACTAAAAGTCCGGGTGGTTGGGATGCCACATATAATTGGCATGTTTTAGCTTTAACCATGACACCGGTAAGAGACGCCCAAGAATTTATTGATTTAATGGAAAGAGAGACTACTGATGGGTCAACAGTTAGAGATAGAATTTCACAGCGAGATGTTTTTGAAGAAGTAACCGCAGAAATTCAAGATGCTGCTTTTGAACAGGCGTACACAACTTGGCATGACAATACAGCCATCTATATCGACCCGGACCTAGACACTGTTAGTCGGAGGACTGATGACGGGGTGCCTCCTAATGGGATTGAGGTTACTAAAGTATCATCATTTCCCGGAACTCCCACCGAGGGAGATTATGTACTTAGAATTGATATGTACCCAAATCGTCTTTATAGATATCAGGCCGGAAAATGGTTACTCAAGGAAATTGATAGGAAGAGGGAGTGGAACACGTATAACTGGACTGCTAAATTGAGATCTCATATGACTGATAGATCGGCTGAGGATGATATGAGGCCATGGGAATATGTTTCTATTCATGATCTTTATACTCCCCGTCATGATAGAAGCGAACCTAGTCCGAAAGCTAAGAGCGGAGTGGATCGTATTCCGGAGGTTGGTAGTTGGAAGCCTTGGTTCAATTATCCTTCAATGCCTGCGGCTGGTGGAAGTTCTGGAACCCCTTCTACAATATCACCGACTAGTATTACACTCCCCGCCAACACGTCAACTCCGCTTGACATTGATCCTTCACTTAATGAAGATAGCGGAGCTTATGAAAATGTTCTGATTCAGTACGTAGCTGTTAGGGAAGATGAACATGAATTTGGCGAAATAATGATTTCAGACACAGGAACCGATACTGATTTCCGTCATGAATATACTCAAATTGATGATGATATAGGATTGACCTTCTCGGTGACACATTCTGGATCAAAGAGAAAACTTCAATACGTAACAACGGCTGGCGAACCAATATTGTTTAAATTTAGAATTGTTGAAAGGTGGTAAAATAATATGAATAGTATCAAAGAATATCTTGAAATGATGATAAATGTTCAACAAAAATCTTTCAATCAGACCGAAGAATTTAAATACTGTTCTTATGAACATTTTGTTCTTGAAAATGGGACTGATTTTGGTAGAGGGTCAGAAGCACCAGAAGATTTGAAATATGGCAAGATGAAGCAGTGCTTTGCTAATTCATTCGGGTTGGCAATGGATGATCCTACGAAAATTTACTGTGAAGGATGGGCTTTGAATATTATTCCGGTTCATCATGCATGGTGTCTGGACGTAGATACTGGTGATGTTGTTGACCCAACTTGGGGAGACCAACATGAATGTTTCTATTACGGAGTTCCGTTCAAGACTAATTTTGTTCGAGAACACGCTTTAAAAACTGGAATTTATGGAATTTTTTATAATCCTAAAAGCGACCTCGGTCTAATAAAAGGAACTTCAACTGGTTGGAGATGGAATGGCTGATTTAATTCCCCTAAAGATAAAAAGAAAACCATATTTTTATGACGCTCAGATTAAGAGATATCTCTTGCAGATTATGGCTAATTTCGCCGGTATGCAGGTTAGAACTGGTAAGCAAAGAGATGGTGAACATAGATATATGAATGTTCCTGTTATATACGGTTCATATTCTAGGGTTGTAGGATACCATCTTTCTGGTGGCAATGAAAATACAGCATTGCCACTTCCTTTCATAAGCGTAGATATGGAAGGACTTAGACAGTCGGATGAATATCGACGCGAACCTCAACATCAAGAAAAGATTTATGTTAGGCAAAGGGTTCAAAATAATAACAATGAAGAATTGTCCAAAGACCAATATAAATTGATGATGGTTGAAAGACATATGGCGGTTCCATATGAATTGGTAGTAGGGGTTTCCATCTGGTGTTCGAATGAAGATACTTCTATGCAACTCATTGAACAAATAGGAACTGTTTTTAATTCTGGTATGGATATTGAGCTATCGAATAGTCCATTAGATTGGTTTTTCCTAACGACATTAGAATTTGATGGCGAGTTTAGGAAAAAAAGAGTAGGCGCTGACTTAGGAGGGGGCAGTGGAGAAGATGACTACTATGTAATTGACATGACATTTTCTGCAATTGTTCATTTAAGTGCTCCCGCGAAGGTGGGAGAAGCTAAATTGATCGAGTCTGTACATGTTAATATTCTTGATTTGAATGAAGAACGAGATTTTGATACAATGGAAAATTTAGAAAATTTCGTTATTACTGCTGATGATGACTGAAGATTAATAACCAATGAAACTGATTGATCTGTTTGAAGCCATCGATTTTGGAAAAACTCTATCTTCTTATAAAGACAAACTAGAAGCACGTCAGCCAAGAGAAGGAAGTGCTGAAAATGTGATTTCCGGTCTGATCAATGTACTATCTACACAACAGCAAAAGTATCCGTATGTGAGATGGATATTAGACCACTATCTAACAGGTGATATCAAGAAAGCCGAAGACTTCTCAAGAGCAGCGGTTGCATTAGAAGTAATATCTCAGAAAAAGCACCTTCTTCCAGTTGATAAGAGAGATATTAATCAAGTCAAGTCATTTGATGAACTTGAATCTCTCAAAGAAAAACTGGAATCTCAATCTACTGGTAAACAGGTCAAGACATCTGAGAAAGAGAAAATATACAAAGAAATTGAAGTTGTCTATGAAGGATCGGAAGGCAAGGTATTAATTCCAAAGACCAAAGAAGCTAGTTGCTTCTTGGGCAAAGGCACTCGCTGGTGTACTGCTACAACTAAAGGCCGTAACTACTTCGATGAATATAATGATGAAGGACCTCTTTATGTCATTCTTTCATCTGATGGCCGAAAGTTTCAGTTTCATTTTGAAACAATATCATTGATGGATGAGAAAGACGAAACAGTCGATATTAGTGAATTCAAATCAACTTATCCGTGGGTATTTGATAAAGCTATTGTGTTTTCAGAACAACAGCAAAAATTAGTTGTTCGACAAAATGGCTATGCAATCAAATTTATCAAAAACCCATCGGAAGCAGTGCAGAGGTTAGCTATACAACGAAGTGTTTACGTAATTGAGCACATTGAAAATCCATCAGAAGCAGTGAAAAGATTAGTTGTACAAGAAAATGGCCGTGCGATTCATTATATCAAAGGTCCATCAGAAGAACTACAAAGATTAGCTGTACGACAAAATGGAGAGGCAATTGAATATATCAAAGACCCGTCCGAAGCAGTGAAAAGATTAGCTGTACAACAAAGTGGTTTTGCAATTCAATATATCAAAGACCCATCAGAAGAATTACAAAGATTAACTGTACAACAAAACAGTAAAGCAATTTATTATATCAAAGACCCATCAGAAGAATTACAAAGATTAGCTGTTAAAGAAAATCCTCATGTAATTCAATATATCGAAGACCCGTCCGAAGAAGTGAAGAAACTAGCTGTTCGAAAAAATGGTTATGCAATTTTGCACATCGATAATCCATCGAAAGTAGTACAAAAATTAGCCGTACAGCAAGATGGCGGTGCAATTCAATTCATTAAAGACCCATCGGAAGCAGTGCAGAGGTTAGCTGTCAAACAAACTGGTTATGCAATTAGTCATATCAAAAATCCATCGGAAAAAGTAAAGAGATTAGCTGTACAACAAAATGGCTATGTAATTCAATATATCGAAAATCCATCAGAAGAACTACAAAAAATAGCTGTTCAAGAAAATGGCTATGCAATTAAATTTATCGAAAATCCATCAGAAGAACTACAAAAAATAGCTGTAAAACAAAATGGTCACGCACTTCAATATATCAAAAACCCATCAAAAACAGTGAAGAGATTAGCAAATGAAAATAGGTGATTTAATAAAAATACTATAAGGACCCAATGTTTTGCCTTCTCCCTTAAATATTAGAAGGAATAATAGGAGAGAGCATATAACATGACAACTCTAAGCTCGCCGGGAGTATCCGTAACGGTTGAAGATCAAAGCCTTTATCAGGATGTTTCCCCGACCACAACGCCATTAGTCGTTTTTGCGACAAGAAAAAATAAGGCAAAGCCAGATGGTACTGGTACTGCCCTTGGAACCTCCGAATCTAATAAATTGCGGTTGGTTACCTCACAAAGAGACGTTCTTCAGCTTTACGGTGACCCCGTATTTGTCACCTCTGGCGGAGAACAAGTTCATGGTCATGAGACCAACGAATACGGCCTTCATGCTCTATGGAGCTTTATGGGTCGTTATAGTAGGGCATATTGCATCAGGGCTGACATTGATTTAGGCGGTCTTATCGCTACTACGAGTGAACCGCTTTCGCCTCCGGCAGATGGGACATATTGGATTGATAAAGATTCTTCTGTTGGTGGGATTTATCGTCGTAATGCGGCCAACACTGCGTGGGAAGCAGTCACTGTTCATTTTGTAACTACTGCACCAGATTCAGGTTTGGGAGCGGACGGCGATTGGGCATTCGATTATTCTGACACCAATGGAACTCTCAAGGTTCGTGCTGATGATGATAGTTGGAATGCCCTTGGTACCGCTAATTTAACAACCACCGACATTGATGGAAGAAACTCAACCAATAATAAACTCTGGCAGAGTGCTACTGCGCCAACCGGTGCAGGTGCTAATGATTATTGGCTCAAAACATCTTCTGCTAATGGTGGTTTTGATTTAAAGCTTAAGAAGTATAGAGCTTCTGATGATACATGGGTTGATGTCACTCCTATTAGATCTTCTTCGACACCAACCACAACTACAGATGGCACTGTTTGGGAAGATACGACAAACTTCAACACCAACGGTACTCGTCCTCTTAAGGTAGCCACTTCTGGCAGTTTTGGAGCATTAACTGCAGTTGTTCAGGATGATGCCCCAACAACTGATCCTTCCGATGGTGATTTGTGGTTCGATGATACTCTAGACTTTAAGATGTATATTGAAGCATCTAATGCTTGGGAAGAAGTTGAAACCACTACTGATGCTGATCCAACTAATAGAGAAAAATACATCTCAGCATCTGCCCCATCTTCTCCTGCAACTGGAGCTATTTGGGTTGATGTTTCTGGTGTCAATCTTGATACCTTTCCAGTAATCAAGAGATATACCGGTTCTTCTTGGGAAGATATTACGGACAGTGTTGTTATTTCTTCAACATACACCGCAGCTTCCACAGTTGACGATGGAACATACTGGATTAATCTAGCTGACCCGGCAACAAAAAATACTGTGAAGGTTTGGGATTCTACTTATGAACCCCCAGTTGTTAATGGAGATGGAGATGATCTTGAAACTTTCAGTGCTTCAACTCATAGGCGCTGGAAGCCAATGGTAGGTGCAACATTTGGTAGACGTGCTCAGCGTGAAGCTGTTGTTACCGCTCTACAGGCGGTCATGGTGAACAACCAAGATGCTAGATCAGATGCATACTACTATCAGTTGATTGCTGCTCCGGGATATCCAGAGCTTTATGATGAAATTGTAACTCTCAACACGGATATTAAGGAAGTTGCATTTGGTATTGCTGATGTTCCTTCTAGAATGATTCCAAGTGGAGTTCCTGTTGGCAAGGAAGTCACCATCACCCAGTGGAAGGCTAATGCTAAGGCTGCTGCTGCAACTGGTGAAGATGGCTTTACATCTTCCGGTTATCCTTATGCTGCACATTGGTATCCTTGGGCACTTTCAACCAACGTAGATGGAACGAACGTGATGGTTCCTTCATCAACTGTGGCTTTGAGAACCTTGGCGTATAACGACAGTGTTGCTAAGGCTTGGTTTGCTCCAATGGGTGACCGTAGAGGTATTGTAACAAATGCTGCTTCTGTGGGTTATCTAACTGATGCTGGCGAATATTCTGTATTGAACCTAACGCCGGGACAAAGAGACGTTGTGTATGATAACAATGTGAACCCAATTGCTTTCTTCTACAATAAGGGATTGAGAGTTTGGGGTCAGAAGACTTCTTACGGAACAACCTCCGCACTAGACAGAATTAATGTGGCCCGTCTTATTGCAAAGATGAGATACGATCTCAATAGTAGTTTGACTGGTTTCATTGGTGAGCCTGCTGATCCGATCACTTGGGCATCTGCAAGAAACATTGTTGAAAGGTATCTTGCTGGTCTCAAATCCTTGAGAGCCATTTATGATGGCGCTGTAAGGTGCGATGGAAACAACAACACTAGTGCAAGAATAGATCGTAATGAATTGTGGGTTGATGTGGCGATTAGGCCGATTAAAGCCGTGGAATTTATTTACGTTCCTATTAAAATTTATAATACAGCGGATGAATTCGATTTTTAATTAATTGAATTTTCCAATATACAAAAACAAAAAGAGCGATAATTCATCTTATCGCTCTTTTTTTATTCTTTGAAGAGAACTATAATACGTCTATGTTTAATGGCGTCATATGTAAGATTTGTGGGTCTGTCTTTTCTAAGCAGATTACCAACACTCATCTTAAAAAACATGAGATGAGTATAAAGGATTACCAAATCTCGTTTGGTAACAAATCTCATATTTCTCCGTTCTATTCATTGAATAGGAGTATTGAAAGTCTTGGTTCTAGTAATCCTATGAGTGGAAAGCGACATTCCGAAGGGAGTAAGAAGCAAATTTCCAACAACAAGATAGGGAATATTCCTTGGAACAAGGGCAAAAAGATGTCTGGTAGGTATCTGGAAATTACCAGAGAGGCGGTTAAGACACGCGAAGCTTTATATGAAACGGGAATTATAGAACGTAAAATACCTGTCATGACCGATGAGGTAAAACAAAAGATATCTAAATCAATGATGGGGAAAACACTTTCAGAAGAAACCAAGAAAAAAATATCTGAAATGAATATAGGAAGAATTAGCCCCAT